CCCCTGGAGTGAACGATCTTTGTGCCTCCGAGGTCGTCCCAGCCCCAACCGAAGTCGGTGTGCTCAGGACTCTTTCGAACTAGCTGAAGGAACTCAGCGAACGTAACAACATCGAACTGGTCGATCGAGTTGTTCAGTGCACGAAGAACCTCTTCGGCCTCAGCGCGTGAGTCGATCTCGTAGACACTCGCGTTGTGCCGATCTCGGGGATCAACATCTACACGACTCACGTGTGACTGACCGCCACCGAGAGCACGATCCGGGCTGTGTCGAGAGATACGACCGCCAACGGACTGTCGGCGACCAGATCGTCCGTAGACCGTGGAAGTACCTCCGAACAACGTGGAGAGACCCTCGTGCATCGCGTTCTCGAGCTGATCTGCGAGCCCTGGGATGAAGCTGTTCCAGATCATGCTGCTCCACGCCGTTTCGGCGCTGCCCTGGAAGAAACTCTCTCGAAGCCTGCGTGATACAGGTGCTTTTCTTTCTCTAGCCGGCGACTTGGTGACCGGCTGTACTTCCCGAGGCTCATGAGACTTGTGGCTCTGAGAGGGAAACTGGGTCATACTTTCTCCTACAGCGAAAGAAAGAGCCCTTGTTAGGGCTCTTTCAGATGAGTGTTACGAGGTCTCTTCCTCGTCGTTCTTCTTGTCGAAGTACTCGTCGATTTCCGCGTCGACTTCCTTGTTGAGCTTCCAGGTGTAACCCAGGAGTGCTGCGAACAAGGCGCCGACTGCGCCCTTCGCGAGTGCCTTCTTCCAAAATGTGGACGTGAACATGAGGATCCTTTCGTTGGGGTCTCTTTCATTACACCCCATGAATATCTCGCGAAAGAGAAAGCCCCTTGCGGGGCTCCCTCTGTCCTTCGATGGATCAGTAGACGTTCATGCGACGGCGCTCGACCTCGTCCTTCCAGACCTTCGCGTTCTTCCGGCGCGTGTTCGCGTCCATCAGCTTCGCTCCTCCTGCGAGGAGCGCGCCAACGGCTGCGACTGTTGCGACCGGGTTCTGCTCAGCGATCTGAAGGGCTCGGTTCTTGATGCGCTCGAGTCGTGCCTTGAGTTCGTCCATTGCTTCTTTCCTTTCGATGGGTTCATTACAGCCTATGTTTCATCTGCGGGGCGGAGAGACGGCGAGACCCCTCCCAGCCAGTTACTCCCCGCCCCGCAGATAGGATCCGATTACTCGGACCCATTCTCCTGGTTCATCCGCTGCATGCCGACGGCCAGAAGCTGATAAGGCGTGCTGCGACCGTTCTTAGCCCCATCGACAACCTTCTGGAACTCGTCATCCGAAAGACCCAGCAGCTCCTCCTTGGTGTACTCAGTCCAGGCCTTGCTGGACTCGTCCGTAGCGATCGAGGGGACGGCCGTGATCGTCGGAATTCCGTCGTCCACAACATCCTCAGGGGTCGGACGACCCTCATCCTTCTGTGCCTGGAGGACTCCCTGGCGGTACTCCTCAGGCCAGATGTTGGTCATGAACGAGTTCGCACGGTTCTCGTCCTCGAAGAGATACCAGATGAACGCGTCGAACCCGCCAGAGGCAACGAAGCGGTGCCACACGTGCGGGTCCTGCTGCTCCTTCCAGAGCTCACCACCATCGGGGGTTTCCTTGTACTCGCCGTAGGCGTACCGGACGATGACCTTGATCATGTCGAGCATCTCGCGGATCTCGGGCTGCGTCATGTCGCGAGGCTGGTCTGCCGGAGTCGAGTTGACGACCTCGTCCTGGAACCTCTGGAAACGAGCGTGAATCTCCTCGAGCTTCATCTCGCCGGCGATCTCGTACTTGGTCAGGTTGAAGTAGAAGGTCTTCGAGACGTTCTTCTGGTTGAGCGCCTTCCACTGAACCATTTGCTTAATCATTTACTACCCTTCGATCTTGAACAGAGTCGGAGTGTCCTCCGACATGAGGTTCTTGACGGTGACGATGGTCCCATTGAGGGTTACCATCCCTGATTCATATCGAGACAGGACGGCGTCCGCGTCTGCCTCGAACTTAGCCTGTGCGACCTCTACGAACGATTGGTCTATCGCTTGGATGAACACCTTGTGCACAAATATCTCCCTGGAGAAAGAGAGAGCCCTAACATCGTGGGGATGTTAGGGCTCTCTCGGTCAGATCGGTCAGACGGTGGTGTCGGTCTGGCCGGCGGTGTCGTTGTCGCTCGAGTCGCTCGGGCAGACGCACGAGTTCCTGGACTTCCGTCCCAGGGCGAACGCGCCCAGTCCGACCACAGCGGTGATCGCTGCGGCCTTACCGGCGCGGGCCTTGTTTCGGGTCCAGAAGCTCGTGGGCTGCTCGGGAACGCTCGTGACGACAGCGTCAGGCTGCTCGGTCATTGGGGTCTCCAATCGGTTGATGATCTTCTACTAGACCCCCTGTAATTCCTGCGACTACCCGCAGTCGTTCTCGCACGCCAACTCGGACATCCAACTATCGTGACGATGTGGACGTGCGGCTAGTATTTTGGGAACGGATCCGCCGCGAATCGGAACGCCGTGACAGCTCCATACTCCTCGACCAGGAGCGGCTGGAAGGTGATGTCGACCTTCTCGGTGCTGTTCCACCCGAGAATATCCCCGATCGTCGTACTGTCCAGGCCCAGCTGAGAGTAGAAGTCGTTCAGGGACACCGAACCGTTGTTGTTGATGGAGAAGTTGAGCTCGTTCTGAGCCTCCTTGATCGACTCCATCGTGCTCGGGAAGTAACGCATGGAACTCATGTCGCAGAACCACGTCTTCCCCTGCGGAAGCACGCCTCCAGGCATCGGAGGAGAATGCTTGATCTTCTCGGCCGCGATCTCCTTGTTCAGCTCATCGGCCTTCTTGATCCCGAGCTTGTCGAATGCCTTGTCGCGGTACTCGTCGAAGTCCTTGGAGAGGATGGCGTAACCGGCTGCCAGGGCTGCGAGGCGGCGGGCGTGGATTCGGTTCGACGCGATGATGGCTGCGATCGTGAGCGAACCGACTCCGACTGCGGGGAGATAGAACTTCCAGTTCCGAGTGACGATCTCCTTGGTCGTGATCTCTCGATCATCGTTTTCTTCCGTGAGCTCGTCACGGAGGTCCTGAATATTCGCGGACGTCCGGAAAGTCGCCTTCCCGACGAGCACTGCGGTTCCCACCACGCCGACGACCCCGACAGCGGTGAGAATGGTGGGCGAGCTCTCCTGTACGAGCCGCATCAGATGCCTTGCCTGAATCTTGAGCTTCACTCTTCTTCCTCGTCTTCCTTGAAGTCTTGCACGAACTGGACGACCTTCGGCGTCGCCAGGGTGATGATGCAGATCCACTGAAGGATCTCGTTGAGCAGGTGTATCACTTACCCACCTTCTTGACCGGCGTGATGCTGCTGCCGATGTTGTTCTTCTCAGTGATGCTCAGCTTGGTGATCTGCTTCCGAGCACGGTAGATCTGCTTGACGATGAACTGAGCCCGCTCATGCGTCTTCGTTCGGAAAGTCATGTTGATGTTGACGTCGTACATCATTCGAACACCTTCTTTCCGGATGCTGCCAGGCCGACACCCACTCCTGCGACAACGGTGCCGATCACAGCGAGGCTGATTCCCCACACGCGCTGGGACTTGGCTGCCTGCGCGTTGGTCATGCGGAGAACGCTGACGTTCTGAACGACCGGTCGAGCCGCCTTGCGGACGAGGTCGTTGTACTCGTCCAGAGCGATCTTGACGGTGTTCTTGTTCACGACGGTCTTGGTGACCGCCTCGGTCGTGCTGTCCATCAGTTTTCCTTCCCATAGAGCAGCTTCCGCAGCTCAGCTTGATGGGTTGCTTCTACATGTTCGCGCATCTGATCGCCAACACGGTGCTTCTCCTTGCAGAACGTACATGTACCGAGACGCCGCTTGTAGGCGTTTTTCAACATCGAACAGGACGAATTGTGAAAGGGAATGTCTTCCCCACACGACTCGCAGTACTTCTCACCCTCGGGTCGTTCAGCTGTTACGGCCGTGGGCTCCTGCCAATGCTCGGCATGAATGTCCATCTTCTTGCTCCATTTCTGTCGACAGAAAAAGAGAAGCTGCGATTTGCAGGTTGTGAAGCTTAGGTAGCTTCCTTCTCATTATAGGAACTGTTTTTTCTGCGAGTCGAAAAAAGTGAGGAGAGGTACGACGTCCAACTAAAACGTCGTCGTTGGATAGCTGTTCAGTCCGTGCTATCGCGCTGCCCAGGATTCGAACCTGGTCATTAGTGTGTCAGCCTCCCTTTCGGGAGCTCTTCTCATTAGAGACCGTGTAATTTCTGCGACCGAAAAATGAGAAGCCTTGGGTTCACGATCCAACACCTACCATCATCCCGACAAATTGCTTTGTCGTTGGGTAGTCCAATCGTGATTTAGCGTTTTTCGCACCAACGAGTAAGTTGTTTCACTTACAGAGCGTTGCTTCGTTTGCTTCTCATTAGAGCCCATGAATATCGTGCGAAAGAGAAAGCCGATGTTCTGGCTTTCTCCCTGAATCACTTTGAAGTGGGCGTACGGATCAGGCTCGCGGTGTTTCGGAACTGCCTGATGAGTCCTCTGAGCATCTTGTTTGCGAACGTCAACGGGATGTAGACGAGCGCACCGATGATGGCCAGGAGGAACACGATCAGGATGACGGTTCCGATCAGCGCGAAAATGCTGGGATCCATGGGGTCTCCTTCGATTGTGGGTTTCTATTAGAGGCCATGAATTTCCCGCGAATAAAGACCTAAAGCCCTGGTTGGGGCTTTAGGTGGTAGATCAGACGTCCGTGGTGTCGGGGTCTTCGTCTTCGCTGTACTTGTACGAAGCGTTGTTCTCGATGATCTGGCCAGCCACCCACAGGCCCGCACCAACGGCACCGAGGACCAGCGTAGGCAGGAATGCCTTCAGCAGGGCCCCCTTGGTCGGGGTGAGCTTGTAGATGTTGTTGGCCTCGTTCACGGGAACAACCTTGTAGTTGTAGCTGAACATGAGGGTCTCCTAAGTGGTAGGGGTGTCTTATCTACTAGAGGCCATGAATATCCTGCGAAAGGAAAGAGCCCTTGCGGGCTCGGTCCTTCAGTTCTCCTTGTAGATGGACTTGTAGGTCTTGATCTCTCGTTTGGCAATCCAGACGGCGTATCCAGCGATCAGGCTTCCGGTGAGGAAACCGTCGATGAACGCCATCGTCTTGTTCTTCCAGAGAATGTCCATTGGTATGGTCCTTTCTAGGGGTCTTCTTATTAGAGGCCCTGTTTCTTCTGCGAAAAATATAGAGGCCCAGAACGGATTGCGTCCTGGGCCCCTACACTTTGAACTGCTATGGCGGCTGCCTGTGCTTAGCGAAGCTTCCCGATTTGGTTCAGCGCTTTCGATCCGATCACGTGTCCGTGTTCGTATCCGACGATGATGAGGATGCCAGCGAGGTTGCCTCCGACGATGAGCCACGTCTCAGGGCTGATTCTGTTCGGAGCGTTCTTGCTCCGCACTGAGTACAGTCCTTCGAGGTTTTTCACCATCTTGGCGGCCTTCTTTGGGTCCTCCTCCATCTGAATATCGAGCTCGTACTGAGCGATCAGACGATCCAGCTGGGTTTCTTCGGGCTTCTTTCTCCAAGACAATTGGGGTCTCCTTCCGTAGGGGTTCATTATAGGCAATGAATCCCTTGCGACCCTTTAGTACTAGGCGGCTTCCTGGTGCTTGACGTTCAAGACCACGTTCTTCTTGTTCTTGAAGGCTGCTGGGTGCTTGTTCAGGTCCGCAGACAGGTAGACCTCCCCATCCTGCGGGTCCGTAGTGACTACCAGGTCTCCGGCGCCCTCGTACTGCTTGGAGGACGCCGTCAGGAACAGGCCGAGGAACGTCGCGACGACCACGGCGGTCGAGGAGACCTGGACGGAGTAGTCGAAGAAGCTAGCCTCCGTCCAGACCTGTGCGAGACCGACGTAGAGCGCGGCGATACCGGGAATCAGTACCTGGACGACG